CGGGGCCGGGTTCTGAAAGGCCGGGCCAAGCTCAAGCTCCGGTTGGTCGGCCGGCTCGCGATTCAACGGCGCGGATCGCGGTGGGGCCGGGTTCTGGAAGGCCGGGCCAAGCTCAATCTCCGGTTGGTCGGCCGGAAGCTGCGGGGCCGCAAAGAGTGATTCGTATTGTTCCTTGGGCATTTGGCCACTGAGCGCCCGCGCCCGCTCCCGCGCGGCCTGCCCCTGTTCCGGGCTACGGGAATAGCGTAGATAGCCAGCCTTGGCATACGTCAGGCCGCCGCCGCGGTAATGCTCGCGCCAACCTTGGAGAGTCGTCGGCCATTCCCTGCCGGCCGGCTCGGCTACATTTCCCTCGGCGGGAATGTCGGCCGGGTCGATCTCCAGCGCGCCGAGATTCGGATTGCCTTCCTGCATAGCCTACCCTCCCGCGTTGGCGTTCTGGTTCTCGGGTCCGATGTTCGAATACCACTTGCTGTAAGCGCCCGCAACGGTCGAATCGTCGCTGGGAATGCCTTCCACCGGACAAACGAAAACATGGCTCCGCGTGCGGCCCTGGCAGGGCACGCGGGTCATTTTCTTCGCGATGGCGTCAAGCATCGTCTCGCCGACTTCAAGAACCGCGTCGGGACACCATAGATACGGGTACTGAATCACGTTGCCGGGCGATTCGCTGGCCTGCATCTGCTGGTAAAGGATATTTCCCAACCAAAAGACAAGCTCCAGGCCATCCAACCAACGGAGGGCGTTCATGGTGTCGGCCGGGCAGCGGAAGTCCCAGAGAATATCCGCTTGCCAGAGATAGCTATAGCCGATCTGGCGGGCGTCGGTCGCGCCCAGGTTGCCGGAACAACAAAGCGGCTGCTGTTCAAAGATTCGGCGGACGCGCCAATTCGCCACGTCAAGAGAAACCCGCCCGCCGGCCGCGTCCCAGGAGTCGATGTAGCCTCCCACGGCCGATGCAAAGGCCCCGGTGATGGGCACGATGGGGCCAATGAAGCCGTCATTCGAGCCGCCCGCGTCGATGGGCTTGATTGGCCCGTCGCCGGGGTCGCTCGCTCCCAACCGCCGGCCAGGCAAGCCGCCCATGCGGCCTATTGCTGATCGGCCGCGGGTGCGCATGCGTCGGCTCCTTGGGGCTGAGTCTCGGCCTGGGGCTTGTCACCTTCCGGCCAACCGCCGGCATTGGCCTTAGAACGCGATACGGCCGCGCGGAGGGCCTGGTTTGCCGCCCGGATCTGATCGTCGCTGGGGTGGCTGATCGTGCGCAGGGCGCTTACCAGCGAATCGTAGACCGCACGCGCGGCCTGCTGCCAGGCGACTTCGGCCCGGTCCTTGGTATCGACGGGAATCCCGGCAAGGCGGCCCTGGGCTTCGTCGCCAATCAGGGATTCCCATTCGGCCCCGCTCTTGTCCGGCCGCAAGACGCGGCGGGCAAGGGCGGCGACGGCCTTGGGATGCCTGGCCCATTGCAATACCAATTCCTCGGGCGGATTGAGGTATTCGGGGAAGTGCGGAAAGAGGGCTAAGGCGTCTTGCCGCTCCTCGCGAGTCATGCCTTCGCACTGTTCGCGCAAGAAGCGGAGAATGGGCCGGTCGGCGCGGCGGGCAAGCAAGAGGCAGTAGGCGCGATAGGACGCCTGATCTTCCTCGGTAAGGCCGGCGACTTCGTAGTCCTGGCCGGCAATCGTGACGGTGGGCATGGCGGCTCCTCGGGTGGATTGGACTAAAAGCCCTGAAAGACAAGCGCCAAGTGGGCGATATAGGCACCCAGGTACGAGTCTTCGTAAGGCATGTGGAATACCGGCGCGTTTGCCACGATTTCCATAGGCACGCTCCGAACCATCTTCTTGCCGATGGCATCGACCACCGTGCTCGGGTTCAAGAGCTTCACGCTCGGGCAATAGTAGAAATCGGGCGCAATCGCCTGATCGGTCGGATAGTTGGCCGCGTTGCCGTGCAAGAGAGTCATGCGGCAACCGGAGTTGAAATTCGGGTTGCCGCCGCCCGTGGCGTTGATGAGCCCATATTTGGCCAGCATGGCGGGCGTCAGGCGATGGTCATTGATGACCTCGATGCGGAACCGGCCTTGCGGCAATGTGACCGCAATGGCCTGCGCCCAGGCCGAAGTCTGTGTTACATCGTCGGTTGCCGGGGTAAGATCGGCCTGCCAGCGGGCGCAATCGAGGTAGTTGGTCTGCGCCGGGGTCGGGGCATTGGGGCGGCCGAATTCCACAACCTGCGTTGGTGTTGCGGACGGGCCGCCGCCGATGCCGCCCATGGGGCAGAATCCCACCATGCCGCCGACACTGGAAATGAGTTGGCCGCCGATGGGGGCGACGGTCAAGCTGCTGCCGAGTTGCCGCGTCTCTTCGATCGGCCGGGCGTTGTCGTCATAGTGCAAGCCGGGCGGGAGGGCGGAAACGTCGCTATCCGCAAGGGCCTGGTTCTCTTGTTTGCTCATCATAAAACTCCTTAACTGTTGGGGCTCCAATAGTGGAAAGCCACGGCGACTTTCACCGCCTGGATACCGCTGGACGTGCCGGCGTGGAAAGAGAATTCGTCGTCGCGTTCGGTGTCGCCCTGGCCCTCTTCAATGTTGTCGTCGATGCTCAACTGATAAACGGTCGTATGGCCCATAACCCACGTCCCGTTGACCGAGTTGACCAGGGCTTTGACGGCCTGGGCGATAGCCTTCGCGGCGGTATAGTTGGCTACGGGGTCGGGGCCTTTGAAGCAACACCAACAAACGATCTTGGCCAGGGTCAAGTGTCCGCCGCCGATCGACGTGGTATGCACGGCGTCTTTCCGCGCGCAGCGGGTGCCGATGAAGCCGCCGTTGACGCGGGTGGGCACGGCCGTGAAATAGACGTTCGGCAGGGGCGCGCCGCCCGCGGCGCTCGTTACCAGTCCGGCAACGGTCGTATCGGCGGCAAGCCAGGCGCGAAAGTCTTCTTCCAGGGTATCGTTCATTACGGATACAAAGCCGTGGCCAGGACGTCGGTGGCGGTTGTGGACGTGGATAGGCCGCCGGAGGTTGTGCCGGGGGTAAAGGTCACGGAATTCGTGCTGGAAAGCGTGATAGAGGACGTGCCCGAAGTCACGCTATCCCATTCATAGGGAGTGCCCGCGGTCACGGCTACCGTGCTGGCCGCCGATCCCGTGCCGGCCGTGTTGTTAAAGACGCTCAAGGTGCCATCCAGCGCCGACGAGTAGCAATAGAACATCTGCATCCCGCCCGTGCCCGCGGCGATCATTACGTTACTGGCCGTGCCGCTCGATACCGTCTGATCGAGGATGGCGACGTTGCTGGAGGTAAACGACTTGCTAAGGGACTGGAAAGAAACACTGCTGGGGGACTGGTAGGCCCCCTTGCTGATCGTGGTCACGTAAAGGCCGCTCCCGGCGCCCAGGCTGGCCGCCTTCTCGATGCGAAAGCCTTTCTTTGCTTCGGGCTTCATGGGCTTGGCGGATTGGGCATAGATCACGCCGGCAACGACAACTACAAGCACGGCCCACGCGGCAAACAACTTTTTCATACTCTCCTTACTCCTCGGGGAAAATCTCGGCGGCGACGATTTCAAGCTGCTGATGCAGGCCCTTCACGTCGTAGGCCGATTCGATATTGAGAATTCGGTGTAAATCGTCCATGGGCCAAACGATCCGCATGGCGGGCCGGATGCCCGGTTGCCAGCGGCACGTTACCCGGTAGCGCTGTTCGGCCTGCGGCTGGCCGGCAAGCACCCGCTTGCCGCCGGCCAATTCCTCGATCTCCGCGTCACAGGGCTCGCCAAAGTCGGGCCAGGTGGTAAGCGGGAGGTTCGTGGCCGGATCGGTGGCCGTCACCGGCTGCTGGAAGCTGATGCCCCAGCGCTGCCGGCCCGATCGGTTGTGCGGTCGCTTCATGTTACCCATATTTTTCCTACGGCGTCATGTAGCGCCCACCGGCCGGCGGGCCAAGCAAGCTCAAGGTGTGCAAGGGGATTTCGTGGGGCTGATCGAAGCCAACTGTCTCGCGGTTATCATACCAGTGCGCGGCGAGTTGGGCGATAGCAAGTTTGAACTTTGCGGGGACAACTTTACGGCCGGCGGTAAGGTTGATCTTCACGGCCTCGATCCGCATTTGCGTTGCCGGCCAATACTGACCGAAGGCCGGGGTTATGCGGCACTGAATGGGGTCGGTATCGACGATGTACAGCGACGGGTCCAGGACTTGCCAATTCCCGTCCACGTCGATGTACTGGATCTCGTCGATGCTCTGCGTATAGCCCACCGGGCTCCACAAGCTGTACCAAATATTCGGCAAGCGGTTGCCGATGAGGCTCTGGCTCTGCAAGTACCAGGGCCAAATTTGCTGCGTATAGAGCGAAGTCTGATAGAGGTACAGGTTAATGAACCTGTCCATGGTCCAGAGGAATTGGGCCGTGCAAAGCGGCTCGCTGCGGTAGGCTTCGACCCATTCGCGGGCAGCGACGGCAAGCATGGCCAGGATCTCGGTATCGCGGGGATTGACGAAGCGGCAGAAGCGCTTGACCATATCCAGGTCAATCGGTTCCGTCTGCGCCGTGACTGTGCAAGTCAATCCCACGAATGAAATCCCTCAACAAAATAGCCCCGGCCCGGTCTGAGACTGGGCCGGGGCCTCCACCTGCCGCCTTCAAAGGGGAATTTCCAAGTTGCGTTACGGCCCTTGGTTCATCAACAGGGCGCTGTAGACGTGGCCGCTCAAGTTGGCCGTGCTGGTCTGCGCCAAGACGCCCGTACCGCTGATCGTGGTGGCAAAGGAACTCGGCCCCGCCGTGCTGGCGGCCGTGGCCGTGCCGCCGGTCACGTCCCAAATCGTCAAGACTTTCTGTCCGGAACTGGAATTCACGAGCGAGATATTGGCCGTGCCGTTGGAGCCCGCGAAATTCACGCCCTGAAACGTGGGCAGGGTAAGCGTGCCGCTCGATAGGTTGACGGTCGATCCGGCGGCCGATGTCAAGGTGTCGCCGGAGGGAATCGTGCCCGTGTTGGCCGAGAGGTTGATGCCCGGCAAGTTGACCGTGGCCGCGGTAAGGTTGACCGTCGCGCCCGTGTCGGCCCCCAGGGTGCAACCGTTGCCGATGGCTACGGTCTGCGTCTGGTTGGTCGCGTTCACCGGCTGGATCTGAAAGGGCGTGGCGTAGTTCGTGAGGGCATAGGCTCCCATGAAGCAACAGATAAGCACGGCCGTCGCCACACCTGCCAGGGCCGCGATTTTACGATTCGATTTCATGCTGACTCCAAAATTCGGGGAAAGGAAAATGGCGGAAAGGAAAATACCCCTGGGGGCTTTACGGGTTGGGCAAGAGCGTGGCCAATTCCAGGCCGGCGGCGACGGGCGTTTGCAGGTAGCCGGCGCCGGCGAACGCGCCGGTCGTGACGCTGAAACTGGCGTTCTGGGCAACCAGCGGCAAGCGGCCGAAACCCTCTTGCGGCGCGTCGCCGTAAACGCCGTCCCACTGCGATTCCGGGCCGCCGGGAAGCTGCCTCAAGGTCTGAATGGCAATCACGGTGTAATACCCGTTGCCACCGTTGCAAGTCACGATGGGGCGAATGTAGCGCTTGGTGGGCCGCACAAGCTCCAGGCTCTGCTGACTGACGGCGGCGGCCAGGGCCGCGGTCTGCGTGTTGGGTACGGCCGCCTGATCGCTGCCGTCGCTCTTGTCGCCGTAGGTGGCAGAAAGCACGGGCGTATTGGCGGCGATCAATCCCGTGGGATAGGCCAGAATGAGCATGATCGATTCGCAATCCTGCATGTCGATCAAGGTGGCCGTGGTGTTGCTGCCGGCCTGGGCTCCGGGCGCGATCGCCACAATGCGCGTCGTGGCGGGGATGAGGTTGCGGATTTTCATAATTCACTCCGAAAAAAACGTTAGCGGTTCTGGCCGGGTCGTAACATGCGGTCGGCGGGCGGCTGCTGCATCCGCCCGGCGTCCTTCTCTGCGGACTTCTCTGGGCAGGGCCGCCGCCCCGTTGTCTCGCCGTCCCTGGGTGCGTTGTGAACGGGACTTTCGGGGCTGGTCGGCCGTGCTTCGTTCATGGTTTCCTCAAAACATCCTGGCGGAAGATAAAAGGCGCGGGCTTACTTCTTCTGGGCTTCCTTGATGGCCTGCAAAGCGGCGGCCTTGGCCTCGGCCGTGACCTTCCGCGCCGGCGGGTTGTGGGGGTCGATTTCGTTCAAGTCGTCATCGACCAAGGCCCCCTCATCCAGGTCGCTGGGGCGGCCGGTCAAGCTGCCGCGGTTCTTGGGCGACGGGGCGAAACGCACGCGGCCCAATGTACCGCCGTGGTTGCACATGGCCTTGACCGGGAATGTTCCCGCATTGAGCAAACCGCCGTCCGCCTCCATGAAGGCCAGGAACAATTCCTGATCGCGTTCCGCGGCCCGCTCCTTCAAGCGGAGGATGCGGATCGACTGCACTTCGCGGATCTGGTAGGACGGGATGTGCCCACCGATCATGATCTGCGGATTGGTGGTGCCGTCGATGCAATCGCCCGTGAAATCGTAGGCCATTTCCTGCACGCGCTGCACGTAGTAGCCGGCGAAACGCTTGGGAGCGCCTTCCTTCACGTCGGCGTACTGATCGACCCACATCGGGCGCCCCAGGCCGTCCAACATCAAGCGAAGCTGCTTGACCATCATGTCGTGGAGCAACCAGCAGAAACCATCGTCGCGGTAGGACGGCTCGACGGCGTGCTCCAGGTTGATGATGTCGGTATAGAGAATCTGATTGGCCGTGCCCGTGGCGACGGCCACCGGGGCGTCCAGGCAGATGCCGCGGGGCGTCACGCCGCGCCCGCTGCCGTGCGCCCAATAGCGGGCCATGGTGCGGCCGATCCGCGTGCCCATCATCTTGCCCAGGTAGCTGGCCAAGGGGAACGCCGAATCCCGCAAAAGCTGGAAGCTGACCGGAATCATGCGACTGGAAAACTTCTGCGCGCCCAGGATCAAGGCCCCCATAACCGGGGAAAGCCCTTGAAGATCGGTGGCGTTATTCTCGCCCAAAAGCTCGCCCACGTTCATGTTCGCGCCGCCGTATACGGCATCCACCGATCCCGGCGTGGCGTCCACGATGGTCGGCATGGGCAAGGGATTGGCTGCCTCGGTGCGCGTGATGGTGGCGTGTTCGCGGATGCCGCCGTAGGCGCGGAGGGCCTCTTCCAGCGAATAGGTGAAGCCCTCGGGCACGGCGTAGCCGCCCATGCTATCGACGGAGACACCCATAGCGGCCCGCATTTCCGCGGCCCACCGGGCGCGGAACTGGGCGGTCGTGAGGGCCATGCTGCGGCCGGAGACTTCGCGGCCCAGGCCGTAGCCGGAGTCGATGCGGACGGTAATTTCGTCCGGCCCGCAGTCGCCGATCGCCGCGCCATGGTCGCCCCAGGCGTACATGGCGGCGCGGTATTGGCCGAAATTGTCCTTCTCCCGCTGGGAAATCTCATTCCGCAAGCGGTCGCGGCCCATGCGGCACCAGGTCCGAATGGCCAGGTCCTGGCACTCCTGGCCGCGGAGGGTGGTGGCCCGGACCTGTTCGGTAGTGACCGGGTTGTTCGGGGTGCTCTCGACCTCTGCCGTGCGGGCGTAAATTTCGGCTACGGCCCGCTCCTCTTTGTCCTTGGCCTCGGCGGTGCGGATCTGCTCGTCGAGCGTGTCGATTTCCTTGTTCAGGCGCTCGAATTCGGCCCGCCCTTCCGTGGTCCAAGCCTTGTTGCGGGCGTGGAATTCCTTCTCGATATGGCTCCGCAAGGCCACAGCGACGGAGGCTCGTTTTTCACGGAGTTCTTTGAGCAACATGGGTAATCCTTTACGGAGCGCTGAAAATCTAGGGGAAACGACAAAACGCTTGGGCGGCGGCCGGACGCAACAGAGGGGAACTCGGCCCGCAATCGTCCTGGCAACGCAAGGCAGGGGCAACTCAGGCCCCGCAAGAAACGTGCCGCAAGCGTAGCTTTAGGGGAGGTTAGCAGATTCCCCGGCGGCTGTCAAGGGCAGAGTAGGGCCTGCGGCCGGAATTTTTTCCCTCCGTTCCCGGGGCCGGTAGCGGATGACCTTCAAGCGGCCTGCTCGGCTGCGGACGTAGGCCGCCTGGCGGCGCTGGACTTGGGCCGCCAGGCGGGTCGTGTCGATGCTAGGCGATTTCTTGACGACTGGCATCTTGGCTTTCAATCTCCTGGCGGCGGATGGGGATTTCCTGGGGGGCCTCGATGCCAAGCATGAATCCCCCGCGGCGGTTCTTCAAGAGCGTGACTTTTACGTTCTCGTTGATGACGATGCTCTCGCCCAATTCCCTTGATAAACACAACATGATAGGCTTCCTTGCGTGCATGGTGACAGGTTGAAAACGGCCGGAGAATATCCGTTTCTCTCGGCTCACGCAATAGCAAAACTCCAACAATTCTCACGCAAAGGCGCTAAGGCGCAAAGGCGCTACGAATCGGCCCATGTCCAGTCGTGGCCACAGTCGCCGCAATGAATCCAGGCGTTCAATACCTCGCCCTCGTCGTCTCGATCGTAGTCATTGGAAAGCTGCCCGCTGCCACATTCCGGGCACGTATCGCCTTCTTTGATTTCTTCGCTCATCTTTCCGCCTTCATCCTTCATCTTCCCGCGTCCTGCGGTTGTTGGCTAGAGTCTCGTCGCGCTCTTTGCGGCCGTCCGCTTCCACGCGCTCCAATAGTTCCGCTTCGGGGATGGCCATAATGCTGGCCAAAAACGGCGAGATGCCGCAATGCTCGCTGATGGCCTCGGGCGAGTTGCCGACTTCGGCGAAGACTCGCGCCCGTTCGATCCGCCGCAAGCGCTCTTCGCGGCTGAGCAAGTTCCATCCCTGATGGGTGAGCATGGCAAGTCGCCCTCCCCGCACTCCTACAGGTCCGATATCAGGGCATCGCTTGTGCAGCGCATGAGCGCCATGCGAACCTCTACGTCGTCGGCGTCGGTAAGGTTCCGCTTGGCCTGCCGCCAGGCGGCAAGCTCGGCCTGCACGTCCTCGACCTCCTTAGAGCGCTTGCCGGCCGTGGTGGCATCGTAGGCCGGAAAGAGCACGGGGCCAAGTTCGTAGAGCGTGCAATCGGTGAGATAGCGGTAGGCAATCCAGCGCTCGCCTTGCTTCTCCTCTTCCCAGCGGCGGCCGGTAAGATCGAAACGGAAGGAACTGCCGTCATAGTTGCCGTTGTCGAGGTTCTTAACAAGATCGTTGCCCACGCTGGTATCGGGAATCTCGGCCGAATACCAAAGCCCCTTCTTGTCCACCCGCAATTCCAGCGTGCCGGCGCCCAGGCGGGCTAGGATCATATTCGGGTCGTGATTGATGCAAGAGCGAACCGGGTGCTTCTCGGCCAGGGCACGGTTGAAGCAGGTCGGGTCGATGCGCTCAATGCAATCGTCCCAAAGTTGATACTCGGTGCCCGCATCGGCCGGGTCATAGAACACGGCCCCATAGCCTTCCACGCGGGGGCGGCCTTTGCCTTCGGAGCGCTTCAACGTGGGGCGGGTCAAGCGCTGGGCGCGAACTTGGTATTGCATGGCGAATCCTTTCGGGAATGGACGACAGAAAAATAGGGGACAGAAAAATCAATTCAAGGATGGTTGCAGCAGCTCGGTCAATTTCTTCTCGCACACGAGCAAGGGCTCCGGCGGCTTGACCTGGCCGCACTTCAAGGCCATGAAGTTGTCGGCGGCCGGGGGCGGCGCGACGGCCTTTGCTAAAAGCTCGTCGCGTTCGGCAATCACTTCCTCAAGCAGTTTGCAGCCGGGGCACTCGCCTACCGGGTCGCAAGCCTCGGCCAGCGGATCGGGGCAATCGTGCGGATCGTCCTCAACGCCGATGAAGCGGACGATGGCCGCTTTGACTCTTTCCAGGATGTTCATTGCATCAACTCCAAAACGGTGTCCACGGTGAACTTGCTCGGATCGCCGCAAGAGCGTAGCCAGGCGTCGATGATGGCGGCGGCCGGCTCGGGGTTCTTCACTTCGACGGCCGGGATGAGGGCGCGGAGATTGAGCGCCGGGCGGACGATGGCCGCAACCGGCTCGGCATGTCGCGGGGCGTCGTTGGTCCGCCACTGGCCAAAGTCCTCGGGATGGCGGGCGGCGGCGGCCATAGCCTTCGTCAAGCGGGCATAGACCCGCTCCGCGGCGTCGCGCAAGACGGCTTGGATGGGGGCGCAATCAAAGGGCGGCGAAAGCGGCGTATCGTCGCGGCTCTTTTTGTCGGCCGGCTTGGGCGTGCCGGCGGGACTGGGCATGTTGCCCTGTTTCTGCGGGATGCCGCTGATCTCCACGGCGGGCTTCTTGCCGGCGGCGTGGAGGATGGCGATATTCACCGGGCAACGCTTGATGCTGCCGATGCCGTCCTCATAGGCCGGCATCCCGTCCCGCGCCCGCAACTCGTCGGCCGTCCGCAAGCCGTTGTTGCATTGCGTGGCGTCGGCTGCGGCCTTCTGCGCCAGGGTCGTGTGAATCAAGGCGTTGCGGTCGAAATCCGTAAAATGCGTGTAGCCCCGCTTCTCTTCCTCGGTCAAGAGCTTGGCATCGCATTCCTCGGTCCACATCGAGAACCACGGCTCCAGGCAGTCGTTGAGCATGGCATACTCTTCAAGCTCAAGACTGTTGTAGCTGGTGCGCGACGAGTCGCCCAATTTGTGCGGCGGCAGTTTGTGCCAATTCGCAATTTCCCGCGCCGACATTTGCCGGTTGGCCACAAGCTGGGCCTGTTCGGCGGAGGTTGGGAAGGGCGAGATTTTCGCGCCGTTGGTAAGAATCGCCGTGCGGTGCGCGTTGTTCACGCTAGAGTGCATGGTATTGAATTCGCGGACGAACTCTTGCCGTTCGGGGATGGTCCAAATCTGCCCTACGGGCATTTCGACCACGACCCGCGGCTCGGCATTGTTGGCGAAATATTTTGATCCGTATTGACGAGTCGCCAGGGCCTGCCCCAAAGTCTCGGCCCCCATATCGAACGTGATATAGCCCATCATGCAATCGTAGCCCAGGCCCTTCAAGTGGAACACGTCCTCGGGGCGGAGGATGACCATCGTTTCATGGGCGGTCTGGCCGCCGCCGTCCGGGCGGCCGTCCGATCCGCCGATGTAGTCCTGGGCAACGTGGCTGACGTAGTATTTCTTGCCGTTGACGCGGATTGGGTAGGTCCGATCGGGCGCGAGGGGGATAAGCTGGCGGGGGCGGGCGGTGCGCGGGTCGCGGTCGATGAAGCTGTAGCCGTTGCCGTGATTGCTGGCATGGGCCTGCATCGTCTTTTTCCAGTACCGCGCTCCCAGGAACTCCGTGCCCTTCTCGCCGGTGTCGGTCCTGGCCGCCTGAAAGAGCAAGCGGTAGGCCGGGTGTTTCACGTCGGGCAGGGAGTTATCGGCGGAGACCCACTTGCGGACTTTCAGGGGGCAGCGGGAAACGTAGTCGCTCACCAGGTCCACGGCCCGATACCAGGTATCGAGGGTCATGGCCGTGCGCCGGTCCACGCGGATGCCGGCGGAACTGGGCATCCCGATCCCCATAGCCTCGAACGTGGAGGGGTCTTGCAGGGAGAACATGGGGTTCTCCAGGGAGCGTGCTTCGGGGCGGGTCGCGCCGGAGAAGTCGGCGGTAGAAATCGTGGTGAAAAGATCGCGGATAGCGGCTCGGGCTTCCATGCTCGGTTCCATTCAATTTGAGAAAGGAAAATGGTAGAAAAAAATGAGCGGTCGAGGTCTCCATTTGTTCCCGGCCAGGGGAGACTCCACGATATGGCCGGCCAGATGTCTCCTTGCAACCGCTCCGGGAGACCAGCGTATCAAACTATTTTCCTTTCTGCCATGTTCCTTTCTTACAGAAACATCAATTCACTCTTATAAAACCGCTCGGCCTTGGCCATGGCGTCAAGGGCCATAAGCAAACTGGCCGGGCCGGCTACCGTCTTGCGGTCGCCGCGCTCGGGCTCGACCAGGTAGGCCCCGCCCAAACGGTCGGGCTTGACCTCGGCATGGCCGATCTCCCAATCCAAGGCGGCATTCTCCCGATGCTTCAACTTTCCGCCGCGTAACAGTCTTTCGACCAGGGCGACTGAAAAGGCCCACCGCCCGTGGGCCTGGCGGGGGAACTCGAAACAGCGTTGTAGCGGGTAGTGGCCCGCCTCGCATACCGCGCCCAACAGCACGCCGGCCGTGCCCGGATCGTAGGCCAGGGCCTGCACGTCGCATGTCGCCAGGATGCGCATAATATCCCGCGCGATCCTGTCCATGTCAAGCCCAACGCCTGGCAACACCGTGCAACAGCGGGCCTCTTCCCAGGCCGCGTAGGGGAAGGCGTGGCCGAAGTTTTCGACGGCCCCGCGGGGGAGCCAATACCACGTTCGGCAACGAATCTTCTGATCGAGCGCCCGGAGCAAGATCGGGCCAGGCCGATCGCTGCCCACCTGGCCGGCAAGTTTCCCTACCCGCTCCGCACTGCGGGCGCGGTCGATCTTCACCGTGTCGTTGGGCCAAACCAGAGTCAAGGCGGCCGGCTCGTCAACATAGCCCAGGTAGATCGCGCCCCAGGCGGGTTCGGTGGCCTTCGCTTTCTTGAACCGCTTGACCAGGGAATTGGCCCATAGATCGGAGGGAAGCCACTGGTTATCCGTGCCGCCCCAGATATTCAAGCGATAACGATAGAACTCGCGTTTCTGCTGTTCGGTCTGCAAGCTGCCTGCGTAGTCGTCGCGGACTTCCTCCAGGCGGACGGTGTGGCCCAGGGCTGGATTGGCGGCGCGAATGCAATCGTCGAGGTTGTTGGCAATCTCGGCGTCCGAGGCCGTCTGCTTGGCCTCGTAGGAACAAAACAAGTGCCGCAAGTCCGTGCCGCTCTTATTGTTCTTCGTGCCGAAATCCCATTGCTCGTAGCCCCAACTGTCCTGGCCGCTGCCGGCCGTGGAGAAGCCGCCGAACAATGGTTCTTTCCGGCTGATGCCCATGCGCTTGATCTTCTCGACATAGGCACTGTCCACAACGTGGCATTCATCGACGAACCCCGATCCGTTGCGGCCCTCGTTGGCCATTTGCGCGCGGACGTTGCCGGAGTAGAGCGGCTGCAAGATGCTCTGCGTGGGCGTATAGTAGACGATGCCCTTGGACTCGTCGATGCGGCAGACTTTGCAGAGGGCGGGGCTTTGGCGGATCATCTCCAGGGCGTGCTTGCCGGCAATCTGCTTGGCCTGGTCGCCCGTGCTGGCGCAGAGATAGACCTTTTGCCCGGCCTCGCCCTCGGCGGCCAGGGAGTAGATCGCATTGGCGGCCAGCATCGGCGATTTTTTGTTCTTCTTAGCTGTGAAAACGATGAAGCGCTGAAAGCGGCGAATCCATTCTTTCCAAAAGTTATCGTAGCATACCCACCCGTACAATCGGCACGTCACCTCAAGCGGCCAGTCGCACGATTCCCCGCCGGCCCGCGCCTCCATGTAATCGCGGATGTACTGCACGGTTTCCTTCTTGCCGATCGCGCCCGCTTCCTTCCACGGCTCTTGCGATGCGAAGAGGGGCTGGGAGTGCGCCCCGCGAAGAATCAACGGCTCTCCGGCATGGCTGCCTTCGTAGAGGCGAAGATAGCGGCCCATGAACCACACTGCATAGGCGGCGCGGTGCATATCGAAACGCATCCCCGCGGCGACGGCCTTTTCGTCGGCCGTATTTCTGACCCAAGATTTTGTCAGTGAATCGGTCATGCGCGGAACCTCGCTGCCCGCAAGCGGCGGCACTCTTCGGCCAGGTCGCGTTCCAGGTCGCGGGCCGTGGCCTGGCTGGCGGGATGCGAGTCGGCGGCGGCCGTCTCGTACATGGCCAGTGCGCCGCGGAGCCGATGCACGTTGGCACCGTCCATCAAGCGGCGGACTTCGCTTACCAGGGCAACGTCGGCGATCAAGATCGCTCCTCGTTCAAGTCGATGGCCTTCTCGATCGCGGCCATAAGCTCGGCGGCGTCCTCTTCGGCCTCGTGTGAATTGTCGGCCAAAAACATGTAGCAGCGTTCCAAGAGCGAAACTAGCTCGCCCTTGTCGGCGCCCGTGGCCTTCAAGGCGAAGTCGCTGGGCTGGGGCGGCGTCTCGCCGAATCCCATTTGCTGCATGGCGGAATTCCAAGAGGGGTCAAACATGAAGCGTCCCCTCGGGAATCAATGGCGATTTCTCAGCAGGCGCCGTCTCGAACACGCGCCCATGCTGCGCCGTCGCCAGGTCCAGCGACGGCACCGGCTCGGCGCTCCCTTCCTCCCGCGGCTGCGAGTGCGACCAGAGATGCACCCGGCAACCGCCGTCGCCGGTGCGGACGATTTCCGCCGTCATGACCGGCTTGCGGCCGTTGCGGAAATCGGCGAGCACGCGGGAACCGCGGGGAATAACCAGCGGTTCCCGCTCGGCGTGAATGATCGCGGAAATCGGGTAGTCGTCGCCATCGGGCGCATAGCCCCAAAGATCCTCGTCGCGCAGGACGGCATGGTGTCCGCAGGGCATCGGGTTGCGGATGCCGAACACGGCCCACTCGGTCTGCGTCCGGCCGACTTCCACGCGGCGGCCGCTGACCGTCAAACCCCGCGTCTCGCGATGCACCAACTGACCCCAGGCCGCGGCGTCGATATACACCGGACCCCGGTACAGCACCTCGTCGCCGGCATGGGCCTCGCGGCGGGCGGCCCTGGCCTTGGCGCGGCCGCGATGGCGGGAAATCCGATTGAGCCGCGTCTTCAGCCGGCGGATCGTAAAACCCTCCGGCTCGCGCAGGAGCGCGGCAATCTCCTCGCTAACGACTTCCTCGCCGTGGATGCGGATGGCCCAGGCGAGAATGGCGGCGTCGCCGCTCAACGGCGCGCCGCTCTCCAGGGTTGCTCCTCCGGCAGCCAAGGCCACCGGCCCGCCGGCCAGCGCCGACAACAAACCGCCAACAAACGCTCTACGATCCATGATTATCTCCGTCGATAGTCTTCCGCACGATGCCTAGGGTTTCGCCCAGGCTGCGGCTGATCGTGCGCAGCCGGCCAGGGCACAACAACAGAATCACGACAAGCACCAGGGCGATTTGCTCCGGCGCGAAAATCATCGCTAGCATGGGCAGTCCTCCACTTCGTGCATGGCCTCGCCTCGGGCGGCCATGATGCTGTATTCACCTACTCCGCCCAATCGCGACCACCCGTCGATCGCCATTTCCTGCGAATAGAGCGGCAACGAGCCGCCCTTGTACGGAAACACCGAATCAATCAATTTTTCCAGGGCCTGGCGGCGTGGCCAGTCGATCCCGGCGGCCCAGCGGCGAATCGTGCGGTCGCTGACCCCGCAACGCCGGGCCAGGTCCCGCGCGCCGAACTCGGCAACCAGTGCGGCGATAAAGCGCGCGGCGTCGGTCGAGTTGCGGCGGTGATTGCGTTTCCAGGCCATGATCGGTTTCCTCGAAAATCCGGGGCGGGGCGGTCCCTCGCCCGGCCCCGGTCCAAAGGCGCGTCCTGCGCCACGGCTGGCTCCGTCCGCCTTACTCCTGATCCTCCGTGTCGTCCAGGCTCTCGGGCAGGGCTCCGCCCGGCCCGCGGGTTTCCAGGGCATCCAAGCGCTCGCCGGTGGGCGGCGCGCCGATGGCGTGCCGCTGGCTGGGCGTCATGCCCAAACAAATCATGAGCTTGTAAACCCGATCGTACCATTTGCACACGTTGACATCCGATGCCCGCTCCCCGCGGCCCGCCTTCTCCTCGCCCTTGAGACCCTTGTAGAGCGCGCAGTATTGTTCCCAGGCGTGACACAACATCGTGAGGGCCAGGCGGTCGGCTCCCTCGAAATTGTAGGTCTTGGTGGCCCAGGCCCACATTCTGGCGCTCTCGCTGTCGTCGGGCATCTGCGGGCGGGTGAGGCGCTTGTGTTCCTTGGCCAGGGTCGCTGCTTTCTTTGCCATGATCGGACCTTTCGGTAAATGGGCCGCCTCGGTTGCCTCGCGTACTGGTCCGATCAAAGAGAGTGCGCGGGGGCCGGGCGGCTTGTGCGGACGTGTTCGGGGGTTTGATCGGACCTGAACTTTCCTTATTGTAGCATCGGCTGAATTGGCGTCAATGGGTCACAGAAAATAATTCTCACGCAAAGGCGCGAAGTCGCAAAGTTAGGGCTGTGGGGCCGGCTTGATGCTGAGGCGGCAATGGGCCTCGGGGATGGCGTTATGCGCGCCGTTGGTAATGTCCCAGGCGAATAACTCGAAGTCGCCGGCCGTATGGCTATTGGTGGAATCGGCGTTGATCTGGATCACGTTCGAGCCCGCGCCCACGATCGTAAGGCCGCCGCCCGCGGCCGTGGTCCACTTCCATAGCGCCGTGCTGCTGTCGGCGGGGCTGGTGGCGATAAGCTCGATCGTTCGACCGGCCAGGTTGATGGGGTCGCCGTTTTGGTCGATTACGGCAATGGTTTGTTTCGCGCCACTGCCGGGAAAGACGAAAGCCGCAAACTGATAGACCTGCATCTTGCCGGGCGTAATCGGTTGGGTGCCGACCTGGCTGATCGTGCCGATCGTCGTGGGGCAGAGTTCCAAGGCAATTTGCGTCCACCGCAAAATGGTGTGCTCGGCATCTATCCATTCCGCCAGGCCCGCGGTAATCAACGCGGAAAGTACCGCGGTAGGAAACTGCGCGGCGCTCACGGAATCCGGCAAAAGGCCATTTGCATCGAGAATCGGCAGTCCCCCCGGCTCGTCGGGAGGATTGTCGGGAAGGGCTTTCGTTACGCGTTCCCACGTCTCATAATTGAGGCGGTTGACGAGCCAATAGTATATTTGCCCGAACCATTGCGGCGTCGCTCCATCGCTGCCAAGCTGGCACCAAAAGATATGGACCTCGCCATGGTCGCCGAGTGCCCAGATGCCGTCTGCGAAATCCAGATCGATTGAGTAGTTTCCTGTGTTCTTTCTCGTGATCTGGATAACGCCATGCCACAAGCTGCCGTTGCGGTAGACGAAAGCAGTCGGCGGAGAAATCGGATCCAGCAAGTTGCCGCCACAATCGGTCGTGAGTACGCCGATGGCGCCCAATCGCGCGTTGACCGCGACGTCGGTCCAGCCTTGAACCGACACGAGGGTGAACACGGACGGCGGCACGTCAGCGTATTGTATAACGTTCCACGTGCACGGTGCATACACTGGGTTAGTAAACCAGGACAGCGTCACCACGATCTGTTGTGGAGTACAATTGATGATCGTTGCGCCGTTGAAAATGGTCAGATAACCGTTAATCGTTAAAACGCCAATATCGCCCAGTGCTCCTCCGAACTGCAGCCCCAGCGTGCCAGAGAGCAAAAGGCTGGAATTGCAGACGATGCCCAGGCAATCTATTAACGCCACATTGGTCGGATCGTTGACGAGCAACACGCCGCCCGCGCTGATCGTCAGAATGCCGCTAAAATCCGTCTCATTGGAGGTCTGATTGAGCGTGACTTGTCCGGCAATCGTGGTCGGAGCCGTGCGCGACGTGCCGCCGGCGTCATTGCCAAGGGTCCCGCCGAGCGCATCGCCCGCCTGAGTCTGTATCACCACTCCCGGGGGCACTACTACCGGCTCGTTTTTTGCGGGCACGTGCCCTAGCGACCAGTTGGCGGGGATCTGCCAGTACTCGGGTTGCGCGGTGTTCAGAGCAGTGTTCTGGGCCATTAGTCAGCACTCCGGGCGGCCGTTACCATGGCGGCCGTGATCGGCTTGCGGTAGCCGAGCTGCGCGGCCCGCGTGGTGGTGATGTTGGCCAAAGCGTCGATCTGTCCAGCCAGGGCTGGGCTGATGACGCCGCCGGCCACGAGGGCGGCAATACCGGCCTTGCTCGTCGCGTTATCCATATCGACGAAGCCGACGTGCGGATCGGTGAGCCACGCCAGGACCTCGCGGGCGGCTCCTTTCAGGCGGGCGGCCTCGCCGTAGGCCGGATCGTTTGGCGGAGGCAACGTCGCATGGGCGACATCCTCCAGGCGAATCCGGGCCGAGGGAATGGCGTCCGTGTAAAGCAACGGTTTGATATCAGCCATGGCCACCCGTCTACGGCCGCTTACGAGCGGCGCATTCAAAACGGCGGCGGCAGCGGCGTCTGAAAGCGCCGTATACGTGGACAACTGAAGCTCAGTTTGAAGCGGCGTCATGATTTGTTCCTGCTTTCAATCGATCCCCCGATATGCGTTTGCGCCCGCTCAAGGAAAGCGTGCAAGTCGTGGCCGTGCCGCCGTTGACGCTGGCCGCTATGGGGGCGACGGCCGTGTTGTCCGGGGGCAAGCAAGATGGCGGCAAGGAAAATGAGGCGGCGCATAATGGGCTTTCATTTGTGGAAAATCATTACCAGGACTTGCCAAATCATGACCAGGCTGGCCAGTGCGCCGCCGATGGCCGCCACCCAGGCCGGCCACGCGCGGCCTTGATTGGATTGCCCCTCGCGGAAGTTTTTGCAGTCGCGGGCCTGGTCGGCCAGGCCGTCGCGCTCGAAAAGCACGCGGCGGACATTGGCCATGTGCCGGTCGATCTCCTTGTGACTCTCGGCGTGAACGTCGAGCTTGCGGCCCAGGCACTGCGTAAGCTCCGTGTTGGCGTCCACCTTTGTAATGAGCACGCCGATAGCGCTCGAGGGGTCGGCGGAGATGGGGCAACCGTTCGGAAGCTGCTGCGGGGCGTGCTCGTTGGACATGTCGCGTTCCTTGCGATGGCGCTGCACCCGCTGGCGGTCGGGTGTGCGGGGCTGTCTGCTAGTTCGGCTTTTGGAGCCTCCGCCAAGTCGTCCATCTGCCGCACTCTAGTTTAACATCGCGTCGGTAAGGTATGCAAGATTTCATCGGGAAAAGATGCGCGGGCGTGCCTCGGGCTCTCACCGTGGGTTCACGCCCGCGCGCTCGCTAGGTTTATCGTCGCCGCGGGAAAAGATGGTGCCTGCGGTGTGGGAAAAGACGGGGTACAAGCGTGGCGTGTTCGCCATGCGCGACGGATGGCGCTGCCGGGACCGGTGCGATGGCCGTAACAGTGACAGTAGTTGACACGGGCGGCGCGGGAATCGACGGAATAGGCGTCGTCGCGAAGGCCGTCGCTAGCGGGCAATGGCCATTGGCGCATGCTGGACAAGATACAGGCTGCTGCCCTTGGCCGAACAATCCGAATGGCCCGGCTTGGGCGGCAAGCGGAAAAAGAATCAAGACGACAAAGGAAAAACACGACTTCATAACAACGGTCTCCTAAAAGGAAGTTACTGGCCCTCGCACTCCGCGAGGTCTCTTTCGAGGTCGGGAAAAAAACGGGAAACGAATTGGATTCGCACAAGCTCCGCCAGGGGCTGCAACGTGCAACCGATCCGCGGCGGGCGGCTGGCGTAGTTTTGCGTAATGAAACTCTCCACCTGATCGGCCAATAAGGCCGGATCGGGCAAGGCGCAAAATGTCTGCGGGGCTCCGGCCAGGCGGCTGATGGCCTCGCGGGTGACGTGCGAACAGAACCAAGCCGGCTCCAGGCGCACGCCCTTGCCGGCCAGGGAGAAAATCGCGCCCAACAAATCGTAGGGCAAGCCGATCTGGGCATCCCGCCAGGCTTTGGCGTCGGGCGTGTCGGCCCAGGGCAACGCGATGACCTGACAGGCGGTGGCGTCCGCCAGGTCAACGCCAGCTTGCCGGCAAACTCCCTTGTCGATGCGGGCCGAAAAAATCGAACCATCTTCCTCGACCAGGCCGACATGAATGCGCTTGTCGTTCTGCGCCTTCATGATGACATAGGCCCAGGGGTCCGACGCGGCATACTCGACATAGAGTTTGAGCATGGCTGCAAGCTCCCGTTAGCTTCTCTTGCTCAAAGAGCGTTGCAAGCGATAGCTGTCGATATTCGAGCGCAGCCGGGCAAGCTCGCTCTCCACAAATACCGAATGCCCCTCGGCCTGCAAGTCGGCAAGCTCGATGCCCAGGGCCAGGCCGCGGCGGGTGGGATGCTGCGGGGCCGGGCTGGGGCCGGGGCCGGGATTGGGGTTCGTGGTCATGATGCTCGACGGCTGGCGGATGTACATTTCATCGGTAATGGCCGTCACGCTCTGGGCGCTGATGATCCACAAGCGGTTCCAAGAGAACATCACGAAAGAGGGCGTGTTCGGATCGACGCCGGAGGGAAGCGATTGCGGGCTGAAACTGGTCAAGGTCTGGGCGCGCCAAACCTTCTCGCCGCTGCTGCTCGTCTCCAGGCGGCAAGTAATGATCTTGCCATGCTTCGCCAAGAGGTTCGTATAGAACGCATTTAAGGCGTCCAGGCACTGCTGGGCGGTGCCATAGCCCGCGCCCAGGCCGGTGCAATGGTCGGCGTTGCCGTCCTGGCGGAAATTGAAAGCGTAGTTGAAAACCTTGCTATCGTCCGCGGCCGATTCGAGTTGGCCGGCGGCTATCGCCATTTGCAACGAGCCCTTGGCCTCGATCGTGGCGGCGCAAACCTCTTCGTAGTTGGTCCAATCGACGGCGGCCGTCGCGCCGACTTTGAATAGCTTGCCGTCGCTGGTCGGCAGGCCGTTGGTCTGCATGATGGAATCGACCTGGGCCAGGTCCGCGCCGTTCAAGAGCCCGTACTGACGAGCGAAGCTCAACACGTCGTTATCGGAAACGACGTAGCCCGTGCCGTTGGCAATCGTGCTGGCCAGGTCGATGTTGTAGCACTGCTCGGCGGTGACGCAATCGCCGTCCTCCTGATTGAGCCAGTAGGAGAGAACCGCGCAGAACGCGAAGTAGGTTGCCGGTATCGCGCCTAAGCCAGCGCGGCGAATGAGGCGGTAGGGCGCGGTCTGCGCGACGCGGAGGCTGTGGCCTGCGAGTCGCTTCAAGCTGCGGGGGAAGGTGCCTTTGGCGGCCATGTGAATCCTTTCAGTGAGTCGAAAAATGAAAATGAAAAACGGGGGATGGAGGAGGGGAGGAAAAAGGCTTAGTCGGGCGGGGTCGGCTCGCTTCGTTACGTCGTCGCCGTGAAACCCGGATTCAGGCAGTTACCTCGCTGCAAGATCCTGCTCGTCTGACGCTCGCTTTTTTCCTCCCTTCCGGGCCAAGAAGTTTCAACGGCGGTCAACTGGCCTGAACAAACATGCCGGCCAGGACCGCATGCGCCAGGCGCTGCAACTCATCATTGGCCAGCGCGCCGGCCGGTGTGGGCGTGGTGCAAAAGGCGGGCAAGGGAATCACCACCCAGGTGCCCGGCGGCTGCATCATGGACTCGACGATCGGCCCGATAATATTCGCGAGTTCGATCGCCATGCAGATGCGTTGCGGATTGGGAGTGCGGCCGATCTTCGCCGCGCCCAACTCGGTCACAAGCTCGTCATGCGAGAGGCGGCCGGCGCGGTATTCGCTGATGGCAACGGTAAAGTCTTGGAAGCGGTCGAACGGGCCGCCCAAAGTGTGCAGGCTGTTGTCCAGGCCGAAGTCGCTCAAGAGGGCGGCCACGTCGGTGGCCACCTTCACGGCGGCGGGGTCCGTGCCCAAAGCCAACACGTCGGATTCGAGAGTCACGCAATCGGTGACTACCTTGGCAAGATTCATGGAAAATTCTCCTTCGCACTAAAAAGAACTTCTAAAAACCCGGCGCGGGCGAGAGTGCGCCCGCCCGGCCGGGCAGGAAACCTATCAGGGGGGCAGGATAGCAGGTTCCGAACCGGCTGTCAAGGTCAACTGATCTTCGCCCCACATTTCGCGAAACGCGCCGGGCTGGCCGTCGATCTCGCGATAGGCGTGGAATTCGTGGGCCGCGTCGGCAAACTGCTGACGAGCCCATAAGAAGATTCTACGCGTCTCCGTGTCGCTGTCGCGGTGGAAACGGGATTTCACCTCGTAAAAGATTCTCCGGCCGCCGGGTAGCCAGGCCACAAAGTCGGGCGTGTAGGTTACGGCCGGCTGGCCGTGGTCGGCAAGCTGCAGGCGCTCGGCCTCGTAGCGCCAGCGGAGTATTTTTCCCTCGGCAACCAGGCTATTGAGGTGCGCGGCAAAGCGGTGTTCCGTCTGCGACTTGAAGCGGCGGATGGAAGAACGGGGAGCGGCGGCGGGAACAGCCCCGCGGGGCAGCGTCTCAGCGTCGCGCCGCTCCCCGTTGTGCGTGGCGTGAGCATCGAGCTTGGCGACGGCGGCCTGCAAGGCTTCGCCGGCCGTGGGACCGATCACGGCCCCGCGGCTGCGGAGCATTTCCAGTATGGCGGTATCGCTTTGGGCGCGGTGCTTTTTCATTTCGCTTTCGTGCTCCTAAAGCAATCGCGGTAGTTGTCGCTTTCCAAAAACTCTTGAAGCTGGCGGCACTCGATCGACTTCAGGCCGTGGCGGCGGGCGACGCTGAAAAACCAGCCGACTTGCCAATCGTGGTTCACGGCGGCAAACAAGGGGCGGTCGAAATTATCGCGCTTCACCAGGCCGGTTTTCTTTTCCAAGCGGGGCACGAAATGGGAAAGCTCGTGGTCAATGATGGCCTCGCGCTGCTCCTCGTCGGATTCGTCCCAAGTGTCCTTGTCGAGTTTGAGGTGCAAGTCGCTGTTGCCCAGGGCGCGTTCGTCGGGCCGGGTCTGGCGGATGGTGGCGGCGCACTTCACGCCATGCAACTTCAAGGCGGGTCCGGTCACGTCGCCGTTCTTGTCCAGGGGCGGGCTGGCCATAAGGATCTCGACCGTCGTTTCCAGGTCGTGTAAGGGGCCGTGGTACTTGTGCATCACGCGCTTGGCGAACACGATGACTGAGGCTTCGGCGGCTTCGTAGGTGGCGGGCATGGAATAGATTTCCTTTCGATAATGGTGGTTAAGAAACGAACACAAACACTAGAAGGGGATGGGCGGTTCGACTCGCGACGGGCCGCCGCGTTTTTCGTACAGGTTGACCAGGCGGCCGTTGCTCTCGCGCTTCACGAGGTCGCTGCGCACGAGCTTGCCGGCCTTGGTCAGTTCGCGGCGCTGTTGCATGATTGTGCTGGGGCTGGCGGACTTGGCAATCACGCGGACGGCGTACACGACTTGTTTGTCCGAGAGGCGGGGCGCGTGGTCGAAGAAATTCATAATCAATTCCCGAATCCGCTTCCGCATGAGCTTCACGACTCGGCCTCCTCAAGCTCGCTGAACATGGGTACGGTTTTGGGCTCTTGCGGCGGGGGTTTGGGTTTGCGCCCGCGGCGCTCCAGGCGGCGCTGCCAGTGGAGAAGTTGGCGGATGTCCTCGGGGTCGGCGGCGACGGCGCGGGCGGCCTCAAGTTCGCGGCGGGCGAGAACGCGGAGCTTGCCGGCCTGGGCGGCGGGCGCTTGGGCGGCGGCAAGCTCGTGGATCTTGGCGCGCGCCGTGTGGCGGAAGAAAGCGGGGTGGCGTTGGTTAGGCATCATGCGCACTCACGATGGTTTTTGGTTCAAGCGACTTTTTTTACTGCCCGTTTTTCTGTTAGGCCAGGCGGCGGTCCTCGGCCTCAAGCTGGCGGAGTTGGCGGGCAATCTCCGCGCCGCTCTGCGCGGGTTTCTTATCGGGCGCCGGCGGTCCCTTCACGGCTGCGCCGGCCAGGGCGGCAACATCGACGGCAACCGGCGCGGCGGCCGGCGGCGGGGATGGGGGCGCGGCCGATGGGGCTTCCTTGCTTGGCGGCTCGGGGCACTCGGCAAGCAAGCGGCGGAAGTCCAAGGGCGGCTTGGCCTCGCTGCACTTGTTTTTGAAAATCTGCGTCAAGAGCGCGCCGGGCCTGAATGCTTTTTTGTCGGCGGCGGCCTTTGCTTGCGACTTCTTCATCGACTTCACGGCTTCGGTAAGCCATTCCTCGCGGAGCTGGCCGGAGAGAACAAGATAGCAAACTTTCAAAGCCAGGTTGCGGTCCTGGGGCTTGCGAACGTCCGCCATGTTGAATTCTTTGAAGGAATGCGTTGCGCGGCGGAAGACTTGTTCCCAGACGGCGGCGTCCGGGCTTCCGGGCATCGCTGGCGAGTCCTTGCCTTGCGTGTGCGGCGCACGAAAACCGAACTTATCGGGAACGTCGATTTCGCCGCGGCTCGTGCGCCAAGCCTCTCGGATCGGTGCACGAACCGGGGTGGGATGCTGGATCGATTGATGATGCCAGTTCACGCATATCCAGAACTTTTTGCCGACGTGGTGTTTAAGCGACGGGTTGTCGGTAGCGGGCACTTCAAACACGGCCAGGCAGTCCTCGGCGACAAGCTGGTCGATCCACTCTTGGATTTGCTCCTCGGAATAGTTCCGGCCGGGGTAAACCTGCATTTTCAGTTGCAGCGGATCGGCGGCGTGTACGCCGTCGTCATCAAAGAAGCACCAACTCTTGATGAACATCAACTCCGCTTCGACGGAGCAACGGTTCAGGCTTCCCGACGAGGCGGTGTCAGGCTTGATTGTGCGTATGCGAGCCATCTATGCTCTCCGGCTGGGCTTGGTCGATCAAGGTAATGCTGCGGGAAATACTTTGCCGCTGACCGGCTGCACGGCGGATGCGGCCGGCACGCTCCAAGCGGAGAAGCATTTGCCGCGCCGCGTTGAGGTGCGCACCCATGATGTCCGCGATTTCCTGAATCGAGGGCGAGTATCCGTGGTCGGCAATGAATGCTCGGATCGCGTCCAGGATCTCGGTTTGGCGGGGGGTCAAGTCAGCTTGCATTTTGCTTAGTGTAAGAACTAGCAAGAAGCTGTCAAGGGGAGTTTTCTTCCTCTTCCAAAGGAATTTTGAAAATTGCCGTCTCGCCCCGTCACGTCACGAGATGAAGACGGAGATGGAATACCATCCTTCCATCTTCATCCTAATCCATCTTATTCCATCTTAGTCGCAGTCTTCATTGAGTCCTCATGAGGGCTCAATGAAATTCCCGCACAAGCAACCTGGATGGGGCAGGGAATGGGGTGTTTTGTGGGAAAATAGGCTGTTTCTGGCTGCTGGCTGCTGGCTGCTGGCTGCTGGCTGTTGGCTGCTTTCGTCGCGGCGGGATGGGGCCTGACAAGAGGGTCGAAAAGAGCGTCATTTGAGCTTCCTGGGAGCGTTCACTGAGTTCTCATGAGGGCTCATGAGCGGTTTCGTGGGGCCGGAATTTATGGGAAAGTGCGGTGAATTCTGCGGGCCAGTAACGGCTTTATGGCGGACAAAATCGGCCGCGAAAGAGCGGCGGGAGAGTGCTTCCGGAGGATTCAATGAGGGCTCATGAGGAATTTTCGTTTTGAAATTTTGGGAAAACTGCGGGGAATCGGCACATATCGGCGCTGGGATGGGGAGGGGGCAGGGAGGCGCAATTGAGTCGTCGGAAAGGATTCGGGAAGCGTTCGGGGAATCCTCATGAGGGCTCATGAGTGCTCGCGAGAAGTCGCGAAGACTCGCGCGGGATAGTGGAAAACCTTAGTCGGTTTTCGTGGTTTTGCGGGCTTGACCGGATGGGGGCAGCGGCCTAAAGATTCCGGGAGTGCGTCAGGGATTCGCAAGCGAAAAGGAGACCTATCATGCTGGTTTTAAGCCGCAAGGCCGGGGAGTCGATCGTGTTGGGGCGGTCGATCGAAGTCTTTGTTTTGGAAGTGCAGGGGAACCGCGTCCGCCTGGGGGTGCAGGCGCCGGCCGATGTGCCGATCGCCCGCAAGGAGATTATCGAGCGGATCGCGGGCCTACCCAGGCCGCGGCCGGCTTATCTGGATCGGCCGCTAGAAGTGCCCCGTAGCGTTCGCTGAAAGCTCGCGAGAGAAGCGGGGCGGTCAATCGTGGCGGCCGTCGATCACGGCGGTAAGGGCCAATTCCGTGCGCCAAGCGGTCTGCAAAACGGCCTGGGTAAGGGCGTCGAGCGCTTCGGCCAGGCCGCGGCGGAAGTCGCGGGCGGCGGCCTGGCTATTGGGCCGCGCGTTGCAAGCGGCGGATAGCTCGCGAATCCTCGCGAGTGCCGCCGGGGCGGTCTGGATCTCCGGGGAGTTGGGCGGATAGAGCGGGGCCGGCGGCGGGGCTGGAAGGGGCATGGCGGAATATCCGGGAACGGCTCGCGAGTGCTCGCGAAAGGATGGGGGAGGAAAAAAACCGGCGGCAACCGGGCCGGGGTGAACCGAAAGACAGATTCACCACCTGGCCCGGAAGCCATGGCGCTCCCCAGCGCTGCCGGTTAGTTATCCAACACTGTAAATTTTTCGCGCAGGCCGTCAGGCAGGGCCGTCAGGCTGCTGAGGTCCAGGTAGCCGCCGATCGTCTGCGGGAGAACAAGGCCGTCAGGCAGGGCCGTCAGGCTGCTGAGGTCCAGGGAGCCGCCGATCGTCTGCGGGAGGACAAGGCCGTCAGGCAGGGCCGTCAGGCTGCTGAGGTCCAGGGAGCCGCCGATCGTCTGCGGGAGGACAAGGCCGTCAGGCAGGGCCGTCAGGCTGCTGAGGTCCAGGGAGCCGCCGATCGTCTGCGGGAGGACAAGGCCGTCAGGCAGGGCCGTCAGGCTGCTGAGGTCCAGGGAGCCGCCGATCGTCTGCG